GCCAGCACGGTCACAAAAGACCGAGAGTGCATATGCCATCAATGCAGGAATTGAGTTCCATTCTAGGTAAAGCACCGGAGTTTCAGCGGGTGACTAAGAAAGGAGTTTCTCCCGCCGAGTGGATTTACAAGGAGGAATAAAATGAGAATGTCACAATCACAACAATTCTTAATTGAAGTGTTTGATGTTCCAGAAAATGCGGCAATACAACTAAAAATACCTAACTCATTTACATCTTATGGTATTTGGAAAGACTTAACAGAAGAACAATTCAATGAACTTTATTCACTTGCACAAGAAGGCAAATACGGAGATTTCTTTTATTTGGCTGAGAAGATGAAGTTGAAAAGAAGATATAAGAAAATTAACGCTCACCACTCAAGAAAAATGAAAGAAGACCAAGAATACAGAGAAGAATACCTTAGAAAAAGAAGAGAATATAGGAGGAATAAAAATGCTATGGACAGAAAAATACAGACCGAATAACATCTCCCAAATCATGGGACAACAACACTTTACGATGGACGCTCAATCTTGGATTGACGAGAAAGAAATGCCGAATGTTTTGATTTACGGTAATCCCGGTAATGGAAAGACAACGGCTGGAATCATTCTCGGAAAGGAAATGCTTGGTGAATACTACGCTGATAACTTCTTTGAAATCAATGCGTCCGACGATAGGAAACTGGAAACGGTGCGTAATGCAATCAAGGAAGTTGCTAGAAACTCCAGCATTGGCCCCGTGCCTTTCCGTATTTGTTTGCTGGATGAAATGGACGGTATGACCAATGATGCTCAAAATGCACTCAAGCGAATCATGGAGCGTTATGCGTCAAACATTCGCTTCATCATTACTTGCAATGACCGAAACAAAATCATCTTCGCTCTCCAAAGTAGGTGTGCGAACTACCATTTCAAGCCACTCGGCAACGAAGACATGATGCATGTAATCACAACAATTCTCTCCAAGGAGGGAATTACTAGGTTCTCAAGTGCCGAACTTGAAACCTTCATATATGCTATGAATGGTGATATGCGTAGAGCAGTCACCGAGATACAGGCGGCGAAGGCGAGTAACTCAACCCTTACGAAACAAGTAGAGAATTCACTTGACGACTATAAGAATATCATTGACAAAATACTGAATAAGAATACGAATGTCCTAGGTGAAATACATGATTTGCTATACAAAGGTCGGTCCATCAAAGAGATTTGCAATGGACTGCACGATGTTGTCATTGCCGCTAGTGGTCTTGATAGCAATGTCAAGTTCAAATTTTTGAGAACTGTTGGTGAAGCAGAATGGCGTTCTATGACAATGACTCCCAAAGTGCTGGCCTCTTGGATGGTTAGCCAACTGATGTGAGAACGAACTCACGAAAAAATAGACAAGCAAAAAAAGAAAAAACAAAAACAAATTGAGGTGAAAATATGATGGAAACTGAAATTGAAAACGGTGCGAAGGCTCTAGAAATGGGGCTGGATGAAGCGAAGGAGAAGTTTGCAGGTATCTGCCAAGAAAACAACTTGGCGCAGGATAACCCTGTGGCCATTTCCCTTTGGCGAAACTTTGTGGCTAACGCCATGCGAAGCAAGCAACAGAACAACAACGCAGGAGCCAAGACTGGTGGCGACAGTCTGTTCAAGGAAGTCTTTGGGTTCTTTGTGAGCCTTGATGCTCCTAGGGACATGATGAGTTGGAACCGAAACAAGGCGAAGGAAGCCTTCCTTCGTGATTCCGACAAAGCCCTTGAGGAAGGATTGGTTGCCCAAGCAACTGAAAATGCACTTGGCCGCTTCGTTGTGTCCCGCTACCACAAGGGACAATACCAAGAGAAGATTGTTCCTTCGCTCCCCGAAGGAGCAGAAACTCTTGAAGACGGTCGCATCTACATTCCTCTTGATGCTACCGAACACTACATGAACGGTGGAGTGAACCGCAACTTCGGTAAGCCTCTTCCAAAGGAGCAATACCGACGCACGGGTATCTTCTACGGCTCTGTTGCTGGTGGCGAGATGAAGCCTTACTTCTTCTCTTACAAGAATCAGCCTGCCGTGGACTTTACGCCACAACCGTTCAACTGGGTCCACTTCAGTTGTGTTGCCAACGAGAACGGAACTGACCTCTACGGCGCAACCACGACGACTTTGAACAGTTTGGTCATGAATGCTGACCTTGACCCGGAAGGCGACAAATACCGTGATACGAGCGGCTACGACATTCAACAGATTCTTGTTGATGCTTTCAGCGACAAACTGACGCCCCTCGTTGAACTTGACCGCCAGCACATGGTCATGCAGACCCTTCCTGCAAAGGAACGCTTTGTCATTACTGACGGCACGGTTTGCAACATGAACATGACCCCAACTTCCAACGGCAATCGGATTCTCAACATTACTGACCTCAACGCAGAAATGGACTACGAGAACGATTCCGGCATGGTGACTTGTTGGATTCCCGAACACCTTGAACTTGACTTTGGGATTGGCTCTACCGTGATTATCATCGGTAGAACCTCCCAGCGACAAGGCGAGGACGGTGTTGAACCTGCTACCATCAACACTTCGGGCATTTTCGTGACCACTCGCCACGGCTCTCCAGTTGACGCACCATCCCCTGTGGAGGAAGACTTTGACTGGTTTTGAGGCGGTTAGTTCTTAACTGACCGCTTCATGCGACAATGGGGTTTATCCAGTAATAACGGGAAAACTTTCATGCCCCGGCGAAAGCCACCGGAGATAGTAGGTCGGGTTCCCCTACGAACCCGTTTCCCCATTGTTTCTTTCTTGAGGTGATTAAATGGAAATTTATGCAAATTGTTTGAAAACGAATAGAGCGTTTGTTTACTTTAGCAACATTCAACATGTTTCTTGGGACATTGAACCCGACGGCATGTTCAATGTGAAGATTCACACAAATGCACCTAGACATGTGAATCAACGCATGAGCAAAGAAGACTTTACGAAGTTTCTCAACGCATACATGTCTTACGAAGGGGTGAGTTTTCTTTGAAGTTCAAAGCAGACTTTCTCACAGTAGAAAACAAATGGGAGGTTGATTTGACCAGTGTTGATTTCATTACAATGAAAGAGAACTGGGACGATGGAAGCCACCATGTCAAACTCCATATCGGCACAAAGGAAGTGCGAATGGTGTTCAAAGACAAAACAGAAGTGAATGAATTAATTGAAAATTGGAAAAAAGCGAGGCGATAAAAATGAGTATTACGAGCAAAGCAGGCGAAGCGACTACCATGAACTTTGGTAAGAAACAGGAGGAATTTAACCATAAGTTCCGTGAATTGATGGAGAAGAAGAGGGCTGAGAAGAAGTCCCGCCTTGTTCTCGGCATTTGGGGAGAACCCAAGACCGGTAAGACCGGGCTTGCACTTGATTTCCCCGACCGCCCAATCTATGTTCTTGATTGGGACCGTGGCGTAGAGTCTACTTGGATTGAACACCACGATGCTACAGAGCGCATTCAAGTGTTCTGCCCCATTGAAATGAACAAGGACAATGTGACTGACATTGAGAAGAGTGAAGAAAACTCTCACATGTTTATTCGCTATGTTCGTGGAAAGATTGAGGAAGGCGAGAAGCCTATCTTTGTCATTGATGGCGTTGACTCTTGGTTTGAATCCTGCATGTTGAAGATTAACCCCAACCCACGGGTCGTTACCAAGGTTATGCCATACATGTATGGTGCTAGAAACAAGACCTTCTACCATCTTCTTGAGGCCATTTACCACTTGGATTGCGATGTGATTTACATTACTCACGAAGCCGAGCGATATGTGGACAATTCCCCTGTTGGTGTTCAGCCAGCATGGAAGGATTGGGGCGGTAAGTTGGAGCAAGAGATTCATTGCTACCGCAAAAACATCAAAGGTGAGATTCACTACATTGCAGAACTTGTTGGTTCTAGAACCAACGGTAATCTCGTTGGGACTCGCTTTACCACAAGGCAGGGACAACCACCAAACATTGTTTGGAATGGTGTTCCCGAACTTCGGGAGGGTAAACTTTGAAGTTCTCTATGAACAACAAAGAAATGAAAGAAGTATTTGATAGCATTCAAGTCAAGGGAAAGTATGCTGGAACGAGTGG